ATTAACGACCTTTAAAAAAATGTATCATATTTATAACAAATATAAAATAAATATACAATTATGAAAAAGTTATCAGAAAAAGAGTTATCAACATTAAAAGAATACCAAGAACAAAATGCTAAAATTGCAGCAGATTTAGGTAATATTGAAATAAATTTTAGTTTACTTAAAAAGCAAAAAGAAATTGTACTGAAGGAATTTGATACTCTTCAAGAATCTCAAAACTCTACAGGAAAAGAATTACAAGAAAAATATGGTGCAGGTAATATAGATTTAGAAAAAGGAGAATTCACACCTGTAGAATAACTTTTTGAAGTATTCTCCAATATTTATAATAAATAATATTAAAATACAATATAAGCAATGGCAGAAACATTAATATCCCCAGGTGTATTAGCAAGAGAAAACGACCAATCCTTTATTGGTGGCGCACCCATTACTTTTGGAGCAGCCATCATTGGCCCTGCAGTAAAAGGCCCAGTTGGTATTCCAACAGCAGTTTCCACATTTTCACAGTATCAAGCAATTTTTGGTGGTAGTGTTGAAAGTGGTTCTCAATTCTACACATACTTAAACTCAATAGCAGCAAGTAACTACTTTTCTCAAGGTGGTGAATCTCTATTAGTAACTAGAGTAGTCACAGGTTCATTTTTAAGTGCTGTTACCTCAGGTAGTACAGCAACACAGTTTAATAACTCTGGTATTTCTACTGTAGGATGGAATAATAGTGGAGGAGGAGGAGCTCAAGATTTAGGATATCAAAAAGATGCTTTTCAACTTTCAACTATCTCTGAAGGAGAGATAATGAATAATTATCAAGCAAATGATTCCTCAGGTGGTACACTAGATAATGGTAATGCAGATAACTTAAGATGGGAAGTAAGTAATGTAAACACCTCATCAGGTCAGTTTTCACTACTTATTAGAAGAGGTAATGATACAACAAAACAAAAGGCAATAGTAGAAACATTTAGTAATGTATCTATGGATCCTACAGCAGCTAATTATGTTTCAGCTGTTATAGGAGATTCATACGCTACTGTTGCTTCAGATAATGGAGAATATTTTGTACAATCAAATGGTTCATACCCAAATAGAAGTGCATACGTTTATGTATCTGCTGTAAATACACCTACACCAGAATATTTTGATAATAATGGAACAGCTAAAGATTTATATACAGGTAGTTTACCTGCAGTAGGATCAGGTTCATTTGCTCCTGCAGTCACAGGTACTTCACTAGGTAATAATTTTGAAAATGGTGATGCTAAATTCAACCAAAACATTGATGGAAATAATATTCAAGGAATAGGCCCTAATGATTATACAGAATCTATTGCTTTATTAAATAATCAAGATCAATACCAGTTTAATGTAATATCTACACCTGGTTTGAATTCAAACGAACATTCGGCTCAAGTAAACTTGATGGTAGCATTAGCTCAAAGCAGAACAGATTGTATATCAGTTATTGATTTAGTACCTTACTCTGCTAATGTACTTACTGTAACTGGTCAAGCAGCAGCATTTGATACTTCATATTCCGCCGCTTACTGGCCTTGGTTACAAACTATTGATGCCGCAACATCTCAAAATGTGTGGGTTCCACCATCAACTTTTATTCCAGGTGTTTATGCCTTTACAGATGCTTCATCAGATCCATGGTTCGCACCAGCAGGTCTAATTAGAGGATCTTTAGGAACTGTAGTAAGAGCTGAAAGACAACTAACATCAGGTAATAGAGATTCATTGTATGAAGCAAATGTCAACCCAATAGCAACCTTTCCAGGAAGTGGTATTGTAGTATTTGGACAGAAAACATTACAGAAAAAAGCAAGTGCTTTAACCCAATAGCAACCTTTCCAGGAAGTGGTATTGTAGTATTTGGACAGAAAACATTACAGAAAAAAGCAAGTGCTTTAGATAGAGTAAATGTTAGAAGATTATTGATTTCTCTTAAGAGTTTTATTTCACAAGTATCAAATAACTTAGTATTTGAACAAAATACTATTGCTACTAGAAATAACTTTTTATCACAAGTCAACCCATATCTAGAATCAGTACAACAAAGACAAGGTTTATACTCCTTTAAAGTAGTAATGGATGATTCAAATAATACACCAGATGTGGTAGATAGAAATCAGTTAATAGGTCAAATTTATTTACAACCTACTAAAACAGCAGAATTTATTATCCTAGATTTCAATGTACTCCCAACAGGAGCAACATTTCCAGAATAATAATTTTTAAATAAACTAATATTTATAATAAATAAAATAAAATACAATGGCAGTAATAGGACCAAACGATATATTTTTCACACCTTTTGAACCCAAACAGCAGAATAGATTTATTCTTTATATGGATGGTATTCCATCATTTCAAATTAAATCTATGGGTGCTGTAACCTTAAATCAAGGAGTAGTGAATCTGAATCATATCAACCTTCAGAGATATGTAAAAGGTAAAAGTACATGGGCATCTATGAGTATGACTTTATTTGATCCAATATCTCCATCAGGAGCACAAGCCGTAATGGAATGGGTTAGATTACACCATGAGTCAGTAACGGGTAGAGATGGTTATAGTGATTTCTATAAAAAGGATTTAACTATGAACGTATTAGGACCTGTAGGAGATATCGTTTCAGAATGGATTATCAAAGGGGCTATGATTACCGAAGCAAATTTCGGAGATTACAACTGGGATAATGAAAGTGCTGCTGTAGAACTACAATTAACAGTACAACCAGATTACTGTATCTTAAATTTCTAAGAAACAATTACATACATGCTTGAGCACCTGATGGTGTAATTGGATCAAATAACGTCATTTGAATTGTGTTCCAAAGTGTTTTACCTTTAACGTATCTTGCAACGTTAATATGGTTCAACTGAACTGTACCTTGAGTTAATGAAACTGCTCCCATACCTTTAATTTGGTATGAAGGGATTCCATCTACATACAATATAAACCTGTTTTGTTGTTTTGGTTCAAATGCTGTATAAAATATTTCGTTTGGGTCTAATACTGCCATTGTTTATATAATTTTATTATAAATATTTATAATTATTGTTTTTATTCAGGAAATGTTGCTCCAGTTGGTAAAACATTGAAATCTAGAATAATGAATTCAGCTGTTTTAGTTGGTTGTAAATAAATCTGACCTACTAGCTCATTTCTATCAATTACATCTGGTGTATTATTTGTAGCATCCATTACTACTTTAAAAGCATATAATCCTTGTCTTTGTTGTACTGATTCTAAGTATGGGTTTACATTTGCTAAGAAGTTATTTCTTGTTGCATTTGTATTTTGTTCAAATACTAAGTTATCTGATACTTGTGTGATATATCCTTTAAGTGCAATTAATAATCTACGTACATTTACTCTATCTAAAGCACTTGCTCTTTTCTGTAATGTTTTTTGTCCAAATACTACAACTCCACTTCCTGGGAATGTTGCTATTGGGTTAACATTTGCTTCATATAAAGTATCTCTGTTACCTGATGTTAATTTTCTTTCTGCTCTTACTACACTTCCTAAAGCTCCTCTAAGTAAACCTGCTGGTGCAAACCATGGGTCTGATGAAGCATCTGTAAATGCATAAACTGCAGGAATGTATGTTGAAGCGGGTGCCCAAACTGTTTGTCCTGTTCCGGCATCTATCGTTTGTAACCACGGCCAATAAGTAGCAGCATATGAGCTATCATAAGCACTTGCTTGTGTTGTAACTGTGTTGATTGACGCGTTATACGGTACAATATCAATTACTGCTATACAATCTGTTCTACCTTGTGCAAGTGTTACTAAACCTGTTGTTTGTGATGAGTGTTGTTGTGAATTTAATCCAGGAGCTGTAATTACGTTAAATTGGTAATCATCTGAATTACTTAATAAATTAATTGATTGTGTATAATCATTTGGTGCAATACCTTGTATATTGGTTGCACTTATATTTTCATTAAATAAGGCAGTTCCATTTTCAAAGTTTTTACCTTCAGCACCTTGGAAAGATCCAGATTGAACTTTTGGTAAACTACCAGTAAATTCGCTTTTTGCTGCTCCATTATTATCAAAATAAGAAGGAGTTGCTAAACCTACTTCTGAAACATAAATGTAAGCACTTCTTCGTGGGTAATTACCATTTGTTTTAACAAAGTAATCTGTACCATCTTGTTCTACAGTTTCATATGTG